AACGTATTTGGTCTGAGTCATGCCTGCACCTGATCAACGTCAAGACCGCTGGACAGCACTGCTGATCCAACAAACACCCGTCCATAGGCTATTGGGCAGGCCATGCCCTGACGACTGGTGTTGACGACGTTAGAGAACGTAAACGACTCCAGCTGCACTGACTCATCAAGCGTGCTGTCTAAGTCAGGCTGTGGGGATATAGCTTGAGCAACACCGCTAAGCACTAAAGCGACACCAAGGCTGCCCGCTGCAGCTGCAAGACCAGCGCCAAAAGTAGCAGCACCGCCTGCAGATGCGAGGAAACTGGTTCCAGCAACACCGGCCCCCGGAACAGCCAGCGAGACTGCTATTAGAGCAGCACCAAGCAAGATTTGACCCGCTCCGCGCCCAGCACCAGCGACCACGGGCGTGATGCTAAAAACCTCACGCTCGCTAAAAGGCATCAACAAAGGAGCAACGTTTTCTTCAGTTACTTTTTCTTTGCTGACTGCTACGCGATAACCAACACCGTCCTGTTCACTATCAATCAACCACTTATCTAGCCCTGGAAAATTGACGCACAATGCTTTAATCGCCTGCGCTGGTGTTGCTACGTCAAACTCAAACCGGCATTGACCAAGCCGTTTACGCAAAGCGCCATAGACCTTAACGACTTTCATGCCTCAACATCCCTGCTCGACAGCCGCCCTTGGACATGATGCAGCACTTGCGAGTCTCCTAGGTAGATCGCTGCATGGTTTGGCAACGGTGAAACCAAATTCATCAAAATCAAGTCACCGCGCTGCACCTCCTCAACCGGGATCTTGCTGAACCCCTCCGCAGAAAAATTGTCCAGATACAAGTTCTCGCCGCGATCCCAGAACTTGTCCCGGCGGTCATAATCCCGCAGCTGGACGCCGTACTCCCTTGCGTACCAGTCCCGCACAAGCGTGTAGCAGTCCACCACGCCAAACACAAACTCACGCCCCACATACGGCAACTCAAAGCCAGCTGGCTCGCAGTAACCCCATCCCTCAGTGTTTGGATTGACGATGAACCACGGCAGCTCTGACTTTTCGCAAGCCACACGATCAGCTGTTGATGGCTCAGGGTTGGTTTTCGGGTGGCTGTGGACAATGGCGATCACCTCGCCCTGATCCTCTACAGCGTCCCAGCCGCTGAGAACAAAATGCTCATCTGGTGTTTCAGCGATGTTCTGGCACGGAAAGTACTTGCGCCGTCCTTTGACAACAGCAACCAAGCCACAGCACTCGCGTGGTGTTTCAGCTTTGGCGTGCCCCAAAATCTCAGCCTTAATGGCTGACGACAGACGCATCACTTAGTCAGACCCGCTCCAGGGAATGAGCCAAACGGCAGTTCAGCGTTTTCGCCAAACCGCAGCTTGCAACTGGCGACCCGCTTGCCGCAAACATCCTGCGCTTCAGTGCTGACGGTGTTGCCGTTCACATCAAAATAATTGCTGCCGGTATAGCTGCACTCGCTGCTGCGGTACTTCCACTGGCAGATGTTGGCGATGACCTGGCGCTTTGGAATCTTCTGACCAGCTAGGTCAAACTTGCTTGCCAGCTCAAACGTCACGCTGTCGCGTGTTTCGCTGGACTTACGGTCAATAAACCAACGCTCTTGCGGAAACTGAGCATTAGGATCTGCTGCACTCTCGCCATCAAGATACTTTTTCAGCGTCCTGATTCGACGAACTTCTGCCCCACCGAGGTCATTACCTGCAGTTGTAGTATTCACTAGCAGCAGCAATGCACTGATAGTGCTGCTGAGATTGCTGATGGTCAGAGTTGGCCGAGGCAAGGTGCCAGTGTTTGTGTACTCAAAACCGTCAGCCTTGATCGGAATCCGACTGTAAGTGTCGCCGTCGAAAACAATGTTGCCGTCAACATCAGCATTTGCCCCAGCATGAAAGCGATAAACATCACTGGTGCCATGCAGTGTTGAGTCGAGCCTTAGCTGAAATAACTCAATGACTGCGCCGGGATTGATCTTCGCAAGATCTTCATAAGCCGAGGCAATACCTGTCCATACACAAGTGTTGTCAGTGACAGTATCACCAACATTGTTAGGCCAACTCGGCTCTGTTGCTGCTGAAGTCCCAGCAGTAGTGCATCGAAAAAACAGGCCGGATGCCTGCTCAGTGCTGGCGCGTCGGATGTCGCCAACGGAAAACGCGGTACTAGCTGCCCAGGCTGCTACTGCCATTACGGTTCAAAGACTTGACGGAAGGTTGCCTGAATTGTGGCGCGATTTGCAAATGGGATCGACTTAGTCCATTCATCACAAACCCATTTGTATGTGTCTGATTCATCCGGTGGCGACCAATCAAAAGCACCGTTGTCAGCCGCGCGAGCGTCTAAAAACGTTTCAATCGTGTCAGAGTCAGTCTCTGTCAAATTTACAAATGACAAAGTCCAAACCTTTGGGTTCTGATTCAGGCCATAGGTCAAACGTTTTTCATAGCCGTCACCGAATCGCACTGTGCGCACGTTGGGCTGGCTTGCCTTTTGCGCACCGTAGTCAGGGTCAATAGAGGGAAAGGTTGCCATCAGCTTGCGAGGAGACCACCAGGACGTTTTTGCTTGACCAATTCTTGCTGCACAGCAATGCCAATAGCTTTGCCCAGTTGTGATGCTTGAGCATCATCACCTTCAACAGCAGAACCCGTGGCGTCAACATTGACTGTCACGCTACCCATGCCACCGCCTGAAGTCTCAACACCAAGGCGACCACCACGGCCACGGCGTAAGGGGAGCACGGCCTCTGGGCCCTGCTCACCCATAAGCGCCATTGTTGGCCTACCGATGTAACCGCCCTTGGCATAAGGCACGATGCCGTTTTGCGCAAACACGTTGCCCTTGGCGCTGGGGAAGATCTGATTAACAAGCGAGCCCATACCAGACCGCAAGAACATGCTGGCGAACGTCCGCAACAGGCCAGACAACGATTGACCAAGAGTTTTTGTCCCGTCAATCAGACCCTCAATCGCGCTAGTCATCTGATCAGCCAATGTGGTTTTGACTTGTTCAAGCGTGATTTTGTACTTGTCAGTTTTTTCATTTAAGTCGTCTTGCGCGTCTGCTAAATCATTAACAGCATCCAAACGGTCAAGAGTGTATTGAGTCAGCAAGTTGCTTTGCTCAAGCTCAAGGTTGTTTCCTGTAACACCGTCTTCTTTGAGTTGTTGAATTGCAAGGTCATAACCCAAATCAACCTCAGCAAGCTTGTTCCCTGCAAGCCTTGCAGCATTGATCTGTTTCGTCAGGCGCAGCACCTCGGCAGAGACCTGAACAGGCAACTTGTCTTTTGGTTTGGATTTGTCTTGTTCTTCTTCCTGCTGCGCCGTAGGCAACCGATTTGCAACCGTGTTTCGCGTCCTGCGCCCATAGCCTTCAGGCGCCTCTGTTGATCTCGTAAAAATGCCAGCGATTGCATCACGATCTCTCACGGCCTGCTCTCTGGTATCAGCAAGCCCTGCAGTGGCTATTTGTCTTGCGCCTTCAAAATCAAGCTTTACAACTCGCTCTGCAATTTTTACAAGGTCAACCAGTGTCCTACCAAGGAATTTAAAACCCGCAACAGCAATATAAGTAGCCCCAGCAATCGTCCTAATACCAGCCTCAATTACTGTGAAAAGGCCAGACCAGTCAGTTTCAGTATCAAATAATGTTGTAAACGCCTCAGTGATTTGAATCAATGCAGGCATCAAGGCGTCCATCAGCTGCATCCGAAAACCATCAAACGCGAAGCCCATTCGCGTGATTTGGTCGTTGTAATACTCTGCGTTTTGAGCAAAGTTATCGCTTAGTTGATAATTAAATTCCTCTAGCGCCTCGCTGCCGCCATTTAACAGCGTGATCATGTCAGCGCCTGACTTGCCGAAAAGGTCCATCGCAATGGCTGCCTTTTCTGGGCCATCTGGCAAGTCCCTAAACTTGTCAGCAATCTCGCCAAGCAGCTGATCCGATGGCTTTAGGCTGCCATCAGCGCTTTTAACTGAAACTCCTAGCCTTCCATACGCCTCAGAATAAGTTTTAACGCCATCAGCAGCCTCAGCCTGTGTTCTTGCAAGAGTCCTAAGGCCGGTGGTGAGTTGCTTCTGAGATACATCTGCAAGCTTGCCGGCGTTGACATACGCCATAAGCTTTTCAGCAGCAATACCAGTGCGCACCTCAAGCTTGCCAAATGAGTCAGCTGTATCAATCGCACCCTTGATAAAACGAGCAAATCCAGCAACAGCAGCAGCAGCAAACAACGCCTTAAAGGCATTGCCGACACCACGCACAGCCATGCCAAGGTTTTTGGCCTTGCCTTCCACTCCCTGCATGGAGTTGCCAAGGCGCTTGATGTTGTTCTCGCCCTTAGTCTTTGCGTCGATTAACAGCCCAAACTTGGCGGTCATATCACTTGACTCCCTTGTTCAGGATCCTGACCGCTGCAGCTTCCATGACTTGCAAGTCCTCAAACACAGCCGCCTGGTCCTTGACTTCATACAGTCTAAACAGCCATTCAACTGCTGAATAGTCAAACCCAAAAACGCCTGACATCGTTGTGCGCCATTGCGTCTGACAACGCAGGAACATCTCAAC